GTATCTGGTACTTCATTTCCCAGTAATTAGCGGTACCTTTAGATTTACACAGTTTGAGGATTTCACGGTTGAATAGATGACCACCTAGGGTCTTTACCTCTTCCTTGAGGATGGCGTTTGATCCGTAATAGGTCTGCCAGTCTGAGTCCAGCTTGACCTTCTTACGCTTGCCTTTGATGATTTTGGTGCGGGTTGATTTGAATAGTTTCTTACCAATATACTTTTTGTTATTGGTCGTATTGGTGATCATATAGACGAAACCGATATGATCACCAATCTCTTCTTCTGCAATCTCTTTACCTTGATATAACCACATGATACACTCCTTGTGGAGTATATAGGTCAGTCTTTAACAATGCTCATGTGATGGATACGATACCAAGTTTCACCATCACTATCACCATGATCTTCATGACCATGATGCTGAAGTGTGGTGCCACGCTTGATAAGAGTTTCATGTTCACCACTAAAATCAGATACTCTAGAAACGTGTGTTGCAGGATCACCCTTCTTGACATGAATATGCATAATATGTCTCATATTATAACCTTCACCACCACTCTGTGCATAACCAGCGGCTACAGGCCTACTATGAGTAGCTGAGATATATGCTGGTGAATGTAGGCGGCCTTTTTCATCCATGTGCTTCATAGGATCGAAGCTTGTGCCAGAATAGACATGAACATCATGTTGGATTCTGTTCTTATCAATAGCCTTGTCTATCTGTTTAGCATGAGACTCAACATTTTTTTGATGAGTTTTGCTTGAGAATTTGCCGCTTATAAGAGGCTTATTGATTGTTTGACTTCCGGGTTCACCGCCTGCACTATCATTGGTATAGCCTTGAATAGCATCTTCATGATTAGCTGTGAATTTGTTGGTGCTGTCAAGCTTGTCCGAAATTTCTCTATGGCGATTGTTATTATTGCCTAAGGTTGAGAGATGTTCGTTATCGCTGGTATCATCTATCCATCTATGAAATGGATTCTTTTTTACCTTGGTTTTCTTGGGTTTTGCAGGTTCAGCATTGGCTGGTGCCGCAAAAACATTTTTGCTAACTTCATCAAGCTTCTCTCTCTTCTTCTTGTGGATATGCTTGAAGTGAATAGCGGCCGGTATTGTACCTGTGCCGATATCAATATCTGCGAAGTGCTTGAAGTGGATCGGGGCGGGAATTACTCCCGACCCCTCTCCATCTTTCAGCTTCTTTTCTTTGGTGTGTTGCTTGAATGTTTTCATGTACCTATTTATTATTCCTCGTCCTCGTCAGTGATCATCTTATCATCATCGTAGGCTTCTGAACCACAGAATGGGCAGAACTTAGGGTATCCAGAGGTATCACTTAGATTGTAAACGAGTCGATAGTGGGACTCGCAACAATCACATTCTTTTTTCTCTATTTCTTTAGACATTGCATTTCCTTAAAGTATTTCGCAACCACCAGCAGCCGAACAGGCCAACTCTTGCGATCCGACGGTTGTGTCTCGGTTTTCATAATCTGAAAGCTTCGACCAATCCACATTCTTTGGCATTGCTGCCAAGAGTGTTTCATACTCTTCTTTAGTGCAGTCTTGATAGGGCGCCTGTGCGTAAACATGGTCAGAGAACGGTAAGAATGAAACGCCGGACATTTCATCAAAGTGCTTCCAAACCCATGCACCTACTTCAGGCCATTCTTCTTCACGAACTGAAACGGTGATTGAAGGTTTATGTTCACACCAGTGTCTCTGATATGCAAGCCACAATTCAAGTTGCTGAATAGCATTCATATCACTACGGTATATAGCATTTTCAGGAGACTTGATAGGGAAAGAGAACACATAGGTATGGTCAGGCTTTGTAACGTCATCTTCAGCAGGGAAACCTGCATCGATCATCATCTTAGCGAGAGGATCTTTCTTATCAGCACGAACGGTGCGGACATAGTATGGGCTATGACGAGCATGAATACCAGAAGCGGCATCGACCAACTGAGATACAGTGCCAGAAGGCTTAACACAGGTTATGGCGGCTGAGAATGGAACACCGATCTTAGCGGCCCATTCTTTAGCAGTGTCAACAGCAACCTGACGCAATTCGACTAGCGTCTCTTCCAGCTTGCCAGTCTTTCCATTAGTATACTCATTGTCTGTAATGCCCGTGAGCGAGACTCCGAGTAGGCGCTCTTCCTCACAGTTTTCTTTCCACTTCTTAGATAGATACTTGAAGTTAGTGAGAGTGCTTTGAAAAACTCCCATAATAGTTGCGACACGAATCTTCTCCTTGAGTGTTGCGATATTATCATCACCACGCACCACAACTTCAGTCAAGTTGCAGAACTCACGAGAACGCAGAATAATTTCAGAGCAAGGGTTAGTACCAAAGTCGTGGTTAGGATCACGACGACCGAACTTAGCGGCCTGCTTCTGTGATGCGGTACGAGAGAAGATACCACGCTCACCAGAATGAGATTCATAGAGTGACAACCACTCTTTCATGAAGATACCAACATCAACCTTGTCTTTGGCTACGAACGAGTTGTTAGCCAATGCACGTTGAACGTTATCTTTCCACCATTCACCAGACTTAGCAACACGCATACGGTCATCAGACAGATCAGATAGAGAGATCAATGCAGAACGACGAACACCACCGACAACAACGATTTCTGCAATCTTACATACAATGTCATGGCACTCAAGGGTGGTCAAACGACGACCAGCAGCCTTCTTGAAAGTGGAAACGCAAAAATTAAACAAATCGTTCAAAGGAGCAGGTCCTGAAGCACGGCCACCAAATGTTTTCAATGGTGCACCAGCAGGGCGAACTTTCGAGAGGTCCCAGCGAGGAACTTGACCACCATAGAGCAAGTGAAGCAATTCTTTCAGAGCCTTAGCCCAACCAAGCTTGCTATCGACAACAGCAATGGTTGTATCGGTATCGAAGAAGTCATCTGAGATAACAGGCATCTGAGAGGTGAACTTCTCTTCTACAGAGAAACCCACACCAGTACCATTCATCAAAATGTATAGAATTTCATCAAACGAACGTGGATTATCAATAGCAACATATGAACAATTATAACCTGCAACATTCTCTCGTTTAAGAGCCTCACCAGCAGTCATCAGACAACGCATTGATGGCATAACTTTAGCAGTAAGAACCGCTTCTTCTAGTTCTTTACGAACAGCAGGGTCAACAGTGAAGTTGTTATTTTCTTGTAGATGTTCAGTGAAGAAGTCGAAGTATCTAGCGACAGTTTCGTCCCATGTTTCACGACGATTCTTGTCGTATAACCATCTAGCATAGCGTGACTTGTGAATGAATTGCTGGTATTCGGTTGGCAGGTAATTGTTCATGTTCTTTCTCTCTCTTCTTTAATCTTCTTTATAACTTCTTCGACACTATCTTCAACTATCCATGTAGCACCAGTAGGCCCACCGTAAATCATTGTCATCACGCTGCCGCCTTCTGGTGCAAAAGGATAGACAGCCGAGATCCAATCGATACTCAAATATAATGGATTGCCTATATGTTCAGGCGAGCCGTTCTGTAACTTAATCATTATGTCTTTCTCCACATTTCATACTCTAGTTTTGCTCTATGATCACTGAACGTATTACTATCTATAATACTTTGGACGAACGTTCGGCCATAAGTTCTCGCCATATCATTAACATCTTTATCTTTGATGTGCTTAGGCCAAATGCAGATTTTTTGATGTAAGTCAATAGTTTTCTGCATGTGCCTGCACACATCTTTGTTCCGAGGTTCGTTGTCATACACGAAAACATAATCATATGGACCAACAACAGAGACCGCGGTGTATAGAGTTGCATCCATCATAGCGATGGAGTTTTCTAAGAATAGGGAATCTAAAGGACCTTCTACGACATAGATGCGTTTGGTTTTGTCTACTGTGTTGAGACCGAATACCTTCTTGTTATCGTCAGAAAGCTTTATGGTTATGTATTTTATCTCAGATTTCAGAATCGCTCGACCTTGAAAGCCCAGTAAGACATTATTCTCATCATAGAACGGAAGTATGATGCGAGGCTCTGACCAAAGTTTTTTTTCATAATCAGGATAGATTCTCTTGACGAAATCTTCAAAGTCATCAGTATAGTATATAGTGTCCAGCGTTTCTTTAGGAATCAATCGTTCTGTGAGATAGTGCTTGGCGGCATGCCTATCCGAGAGAGATGTGAGGCTTTCAGCATAATCGCCGACCACGATAGACTTCGGTTTGAAAATAGGTTTTTCCATAGCCAGCGAGAAGTCAGGCTTTGCTACATTACCACCGCTTTCACACTTGTATCGCTCAAGTTGATATTCACGATAGAGTGAATGATCAATCGTTTTTAGAAAGTTTCCGAGAGAGATGGAAGTGCCACAGTTGTGACATGTGTAAAAGAGGTCGCTCTTGCGGCGATAGATGTAGCCACGAGTCTTAAATTTGTTTTTATGGGAATCACCGCATATAGGGCATCTGAAGTTCCAAAGGAACTCAGACTTCTGGGAGAATCGTTCTAGCTTCGTTGATACCAGCGAAACGAACTTCTTATCAATGTATAGGGACATACTTTTCCACACCACTCCATTTGAATGGTCATTATACACTTAAATTTTGAGGAGGTCAATGAAAAAGTAGTTTGAATATGGCGCCAGTATCAGCTTTGGCCAGAAGCCATGTGACAATCATCAGGGCGCCGACAATGGTGTATTTCCATGCTTCAACTTGATTCAATCTGAGACCAAACGAGTTCTTCTCATTCTTGATCTCTTCTCTTAGGCTATGCAATTCCGATAAGATGTTCTTTTCAGTTTCATCCATCTTTTCGGATAGTTCTCTATTGACAGTTGTGATACGAGAATGCAATTCTTTAATATCGTTATTATGTTCTACTCTACGCATTTCCAGAACGCTTTGAACCTCTTGTGAAACCTTTTCTTGGCTTTCAATACGTTGTTCGTGTAATGATACCATGCGAGATAGGCTAGAGGCGATCTCTTGCATCTTGTCGATGGTCTTGTCGAATTTCTCACACAAGGAGGTCATGATATTAACATCCTTTTTAAGGAGTTCAATATCTATCTTTGTGCTTGTGTTAAAATCTTCAATCATTACTTTTTCTCTACAGTCTCTTTCGCTTGATTCATAAAACTATGAATGTTGTCCAGAGAGTTCTTACAGGTTAAATTGTTCTTTTGTAGTTTAAGTATGAGTTTACCAACTTGTTCGTTGGTTAGTTTTTCAGAATTAGGAAACTTCTTTTCAATCGGGCAGTCATACAGTGAATCAGGTGGCGTAACTACCTTATATTCAGGCTGTAGTAGTTTGATAGGGGCAGAAGCACAACCAGACAATAACAGTGCTGACATAACAATCACATACTTCATTTCTTCTCACCAAAGTTTCTGTTCAGTTGTTTCATCAACTCCATATAGTATTTTGGAGCCTCAGTAGTTTTATCATTAGTATTTATCTGCTCTTCAATCTGAGTCATCTTCGCAACTACTTCATTGTCTTTCTCTTTCATCTTGGAAAGCAAAGTATCGTTTTGTTTTTGCATTTCCTGCATCTGAGACAAAAACTCCTTTTGCTTTTCAGCTAAGATTTGCTCTTGTTGCTGGTTAAACTCAGCTATAATTTCATTTCTAAGGTTATGATCATGAATGAGTAAC